ATTCTTAAGAAAGAAATTGATAGCCTTAAAGCAAAACGTGATGCTCAAAAAGAAGCAAACAATGAAATTCAAAGACAAATTGACTTACAGATGAAGCAGCAAGATCTTTCAAATCAAATGAAAAAGGCTCAAATAAGCGGAGACTATCTCGGTGCAGCTATGCTTGGGCAGCAACAAAGAAAAAATGTTTTAGATTTTAATCAAGAAACAGCAGATATGAAGTTTGAAAAAATGATTGCAAAACTTGAAAATCGTTATTCAGAAATTGAAAGTGGTAAAAAACTTACTTCCTTAGAAACAAAGATTCTCAATAGCAAATCTAAGAAAATTACAGTTCCAAAGCTTCACTCTTGGAATGGTCCAGTTCCAGGAACCTATGGCCAAGAACTTCCAGCAATTTTGAAATCTGGAACTGAGGGCGTATATCAACAGGCATATATTAACGATCTTAAGCAAGCTGCTTCAGGTACAAGTAATTCATCTAGCGCAGTGTATAATTTAAACATGACAATTAATGGCTCTAACTCAAATCCTAAAGAAATTGCTACAGAAGTTATGAGGCAGCTACAGGTTGTCACAAATAAAAATAATAAAACGAATGCGGGGATTAGGTAATGACATATCCAATACAATCTGGCATACAAATATCTCTAGACAATTCTACATGGTATAAACTTACAGACCATAATAGACAAGAGATTTCAGTTAGCCCAGAGCTAATACAATCTGAAAGCCGTATGGCCAACGGTACACTTAAGAAATACGTTATAGCGCAAAAGAATACAATAGGTACAAGCTGGACATATGTACCAGCTAAAACATCTGAAACTGTAGATGGAAATAAAGGTGCTGCTTGGCTAGAATCATTCTATAAAGCAAACGTTGGAATTCCTATTTATTTAAAGGTTGTTACATCTAAAATTATTACAGATCCAGCAATGGGTGCAGCACCAGATGACATTTATTTTAAATCTGCACAACAGACTTCAACAGTGTATAATGTATTTATAAGTAATTTTTCAAAAAGCGTAGTTAATAGAACAAGAGTTTCAGACTATGTTTCTATGGAAATTGAATTTACGGAGATTTAATGCTAAGTAATGTAAGCTCTTCAATATTTACAAATGCCCAGTCTATTTATATGACACCAGTGGTATCTGCTGAGTGGAATCATAACCTATTTACTCCACCATACATTACTGTCGCTGGTAATGGGTCAAGCATCTCCAAAACCCTCACTAATGGTTCTGTGTCAGACGTTTCAGCTGGTGGTAAAGAAAATTTTACAACTAAAAAGTTTACTGCTGTAAATGGAACAGGCTCAGTAACCTATACAGTGGCAACAGCTGGCGGTAAAGCCTATAAGATAGTTACATATGTAAAGACAAATACAATTGACACAATTCTTGTCACTGCTACCGCAAAAGGATCAAATGACCAGTATGGAACAACCCATGAAGACCTCGACCTCATTGGATGGACAAAGCTTGTAACATATATTGGAGTCTCTTCTAGTCAGGATACAATCTCTAGCTTTACTTATAAGCTTTCGACTAACTCTCTGGATGAAACTACAAATGACCCAGAGATATATTTTACAGTTCCAGAAATTTATGAAACTACTTATTTTGACTATAGAAATTCTTCATTATTTCCAACAGAGTCTGTTTTTGAACATTTTCGGCCAGGCGAATCCTATGTAACTTCTGGTGATGCAAGATGCACTTCTCCTTCCTCATTTAGAAAGGTTAATTCATCTGTAATCTCTGGATACTCATCTAGCACATATTCTCCAATTAGCCCAATCACGCAGAATCCACAATTTTTTCTTGCATCTCCAAAGGTTCCAATATTAAAAACTGCATTGCCATCTAGTATTGCAAACTATAAGTATTTTGTATCAGATAGTGCTTCAAAAAGTATCACTGGAATATATGAAACATCATTAAAAACAAATAAGCTTGTCATAAAGTTTAATACAATTATGACTATTCCAACAGTCAACATATATGTAAATGGCTCAATGATTACTGTTGATGGAAGCACATCGATTGTACCTTCTGCAAATGCTGATGGAAAGACCCCTGGTTTGCTTACTTTGTATTGGAATGGATCTGCTTGGACAAAGACAAAGTGGGCTACTCCTCCAAGCTTAAGCAATTCAGGATCACTCTCTACTTATACAAATATTTCAAAAATAACTGTTACTCAAATTTCTAAACAGGTTAATTCAGAATTTTCTACCTATACAAGTGAATACATTGCAGATGACTTAAACAGAATGCATCTTGTTGAGCTTTCTCCACGACTTGAGATTGACTTAACAAATCTTACAGAATCTTTTACAATAGATAAATCTTTAGATTCACAAAACTCAGTATTGCCCATATCCTCTATTAACTCGAATGATGCCAATATAACATTTACTGGAATACCAGCAATGAATGGTAGTACTGTTGTTCCAATCTTCTCAATGCAAAGCACACAGTCAACAACAATATTAGCAAATATTTTAAGAAAAAATGTTAAGATATACCTTGGATATATTCTTTCTAGCTATACAAATCTAGGAGGAAGTCCAGTACCATCAAATACATATATTCCTGGAGGAGTGTTTTACTCCGATGACTGGCAAGAAAATGATATGCAGAATGTATCTGTTCAAGCATATGATGTTTCTAGATTTTTGCAGACATTGCAGGTGTCTGACTATGTTGCAAATTTAAAAACGGTATTTGATGTAATAACAAACTTGCTAGATCTTAGCGGATTCACAGATTATGACTATGACTCCCTATACTCTATATGCAATGATAAGAACTATCCTATGGACCTAGCATACTATTACTGCAACTCACAGGACACAACAGTGATGGAAGCGCTAAATCAAATATTTATGGCATATCAAATTGGTGCATATATAGATGAGTATGGAATCATGAAGTTCCTTAGTTTAAAAAATATCCTATCTAATCAGAATTCCAGTCTTGATGTATCAGACTACAATATTCTAGAGGGAACCTATAACTCTTCTGTAGATGCTAAGCCAGGAAAGATATCTTTAAGATATCAGGCACCTAAAATTAAGCAGTCTCCATCTATTCAGAATGCATCAAATGCAGACATAAAAAACTCTCCATCTTTTGTTTATACAACATCAAATGACGTTGTTTGGGAACAACAATCTACAGACTCGCTAGGTTTCAATTATATTAACTCAGATATGTCTGAGTCTGACAATCATTACAATATTAATGTCAATGACTTACTTGATATTTTTCACACGTTTAATATTAGTGCTAACGGATATGCATTTATTGAGAATGAGATTGTTTCACTTGAGTATAAAGAGTTTATAATCTCTAACTCAGATGACTCAGAGACTGTCAGGGTAAAAAATAGTATTGAGTTAACTGCTGAGGTATCAAAGTTTATTAAAAAATATGATGCAAAGCTTAGAACTTCATATGCAGCAATAACGAATGTATCTGGAAATGGAACAACAATTACCTACACAGCAAGCAATAGCTTTATTGCTGGAGATAGCGTAATGATCTCTGGTGTCAATCCGCAGGTATATAATATTAAGGGCGTTATAGTTACAGCAACACCAACATCTTTTACAGTATCAAGTGATGTAGTCGGTTCTTATGTTTCTGGTGGAGAGGCAACTATTTTTGCAGATTATGATATTAAGGTTGAGCCTACTGGAAACATAGTTGGTGTTAAAAGGGGTCTATTTGGAACTAAAGTTCAACCACATACAAGAATTTCTAACTTAGCCAGCAAAGACTTGTCCGAGGGATTAATGACGCCATCATTTGCAACAACTGTCACCACTGGCAATACTTCTATTGTAAATAACAATACTTCTGACGACTCTTTGCCAGATATCTTGAAGATTCGGTTAAAGGCTGTATCTAACAATAAAACAATTGTCTATCCAACCACACAGAGAGATATTGGATATCAGACATACTCAGTTAAATTTGATATGGATAATCAAGACCTTGCTGTGGCGGGTTTATTTTTTAACATGCCAGATGTAACTGATTCTATTGGAACATACTTTGTTGAATTAATAAGAACTAATAAGACAATTCCTGGAACAACAGCTCTTTATAATCCTCCAAAATATAAATACATTCTTGTGATATATGATTCATACGGAACAGTGTATTCCTGGTCTGATGTTACTGGAGAGTGTAATAGTATTGTCAATAACTTCTCAAAAATTTTAAAAAAGGATACAACAACAAAACCAAATACTTATTCATATGTTACAGATAATCCATTTACTTTAAAGGTTGTTAGAAATATAACAGATGGATCTGATGGTGAAAATGGTGAGCCTGGAGATATGTCTCAAACTTTATCAGTATTTATAAATAATGTTGAAATTGGTGGATGGCTTGTACCAGGAGATCCCTATAATGCTACAACAAACCCAGACGGATCTGGATGGCAGCCAACAGGTATTAACAAGCTAACTGGAATGAGACAAAAGCCAACAATTCCAAATGATGTTGTAGAAGATACTATCTTTGGATTCTATGGCTCAACAAGCCCAGTAGTCATAACAGGTCTATATCCACCAATAAACTACCCAGCTTTATCGTCAATTTATCCAGCATCTCTTAGAGAAATTCATGCTACTAAGAAAGCATTAAATGAGAGAAGCGTTAGCTATTTTTATCAGGATAGAGAATTTTTAAACGGTATTGTTCAAGAACAGCCACTATATAGCCTATCTCCAACATACATAATGCAGACAACACCAGAGGTTGCTGGAATAAATGTTTATGACGAGCAGTACATGACACCAGCTGCAGTATCAGTAGACTACCTTCCAATTGAGTATAAACTAGTTTATTACCCTGGAGAAGATCCACAAGATAAGAAAAGCTATCAAGTTAAGATTGTTGATGAGTATTCTATTTCATATTCAACTCCACTTAATACTGGTTTTAGGGCAAAGTTTGCTGTAGCCAATAACTCTCCACATGTTGTATTATTGTCAAAAGAAGCTGATGGAATAGAGAGCGTGACTGTAAACTTTAACTTGTGGACACACGAAATTGTTGCACCATCAGACCCAAGTATTTTGGATGTAGTTATTGACAGGGGTAATGCCTCTGAGGTTGTCCAGATAGACTCTGAGTGGATTCAGTCATCAGAAGCTGCTAGAAAAATTATGAAGCTAATTGAAAAAAGTATTGATGGGTTTTCTAGAAATGTTAATATTGATATTTTTGGGAATCCACTTGTTCAGGTTGGAGATATTATAACCCTGTCATACTATCTTAAGGGCCTTTCTCAGCAAAAATATCTAGTTCATTCTGTAGGTCAGTCATTTCAATCAGGTCTAGTGACTACTCTTTCATTAAAAAGGCTTTAGAAGCTTGCCTGTGATATAATTAATCATTAGGAGAATTAAATGCCATATATCAAGATATCAGATCCAAACACAATAGACTTAGCTGCCTGGCACCAGGTTATTACGGTTGTCAATCAGCATAGCGATAGCATTAACGCCATTACGAATAACTTTGGAGTACAGGGAACTGGAAGTGTTGACTGGAATGGTTCAGAAGACTTCACATATGAATATGACCCAGGATCACAGAAAATGATTTATGGTAGAACAAAAATAGATACTCGTGATGGGGCAGGGAAAACACCATCAACTACTGGAGATCATGTATTTTATACCGACATAATATATGCTAATTCAGACTCTGGTACAGCTTCATTCTCAGCCAGACCAGTCATCACTGCAACAGCAAGATTTGGAAGCAATGACACTCCTCCATCAACAACAGATGCAAATGTTGTTGTAACTGTTATCGCTGTTACTGAAGAAAAATTTACAGTAAGAGTAACAGATGCAAGAAGCACGATCACTACTCCAATATCCTTGGAAGGATACTTTTATATCAATTGGGTAGCAGTAGGGCCAAAGTAATTAGGGGGCTATCTTGAAATCACAATATAGGAGTGGTAAGTCTGTTGCTAAGAACAAGACTGTCCCTATATCTGCTGATGATCCAAGATTAGCACCAGATAAAATAGCACAGACCAAAGCTCGCCAGGGTGCTGAAATAGATATTGTTGGCCTTGATGGAAAATCTCTTATTTCGGGTGGAACAGGATCTAATAGTCCTAGAGGTATGAGCGGTAGTTCTTCTACTGAGACTTCTAAAAAGAATATTATTATGCCAGGAATTAATGGACAGTTGCCGTATGAGATAGGATATGGGGCAATTGTTCCAACTGATATCTCTAATGTTTCTGCAGTATGGGATGGTGAAGACCTAGTAGTAACATTTGATTGGCTAGGATATAATGATGATGCTAATAAAAGTGTTACAGAATTTATTCTAGAAGTAACTGCTGATGGAGTTACAAGACAAACACCATATAGATCTTTTCCAGTAAATAAGACTCAAGCTGCACAAACTGCTAGACTAACTAAATCAATTAATAGAACTACATTAGGCATTTTTAGAACAAGTATTACAAGTGTTTGTGTCTATGCCCTTGATGCATTTTATAATAAAAGCAATAGCGTTTGTGATAATTCAATTCCTGCATATGTTTTAAATTTACCAATTCCAGTAATTACTGTCACTGCAGCATCAAATGGATATAATGTAGCGTATACAATCCCAGCAGAGTCTGTTTTTGATGCTATCGATATTGTTGAGTATGAATCGTCAGCAACTAGTGAACCAATAAACGTGACATATACTAGAGTTTATTTTGACAGCATATCTCCAGCAAACGTAATAACAACAAATACAGCTGGAAGATGGGTAAAGGCTAGGTTTTCTTCTGATAGTGGCGTCTATACAGAATTTTGTGCTGCTCAATTTGTGACCCCGCTATCACCAATAGCCGTTGATACTACTGGACCAGGTAACGTAACTTCAGTAACTGTAACAACAGGGATTGATACCTCTGGATACTTAGGGTTTAACGGTTATGCTGATATTTCTTGGCCTGCTGTATCTGACTCAACTTTGCGAGGGTATAGAATTAGATTTAGTAATGACGGAGGAACAACCTATACATACGCTAACTCCCCTGGTACTGGATTAAAATACCGCTTAGGTGGACTCTCTGTAGGTTCTACATACAAGATTGCAGTAGCTACATATGATGAGTTTAACAATACTTCAAGCAACTATGTTTCTGTTTCTCCAGATGTTGTAATTCCTGGAACACCAGCAGCACCACTAACTGTTACAGCTGGACAAATGCAACTTGGATATGGTGTTGGTGGAAG